TTGCTGTGTTACTGTAAATAGAATATCATCACTTTGAGAAGGAATATCTCTTAGACTTAATAAGTCAAGATAAGACCCAGTGACATTGGTTGTAAAATACGGACTTGTTTTTGAATACATTATAGATATCCCTGACCTCTAAGGTCTCCTGCAATCCATTCATCAACTGAATAGTCTTGCATTTCTCTTCTACTGTACATAACATTTAATCCAATGTTAAAAGTAGTGATAGAAGGAACTAAACTGTTTTTATAATCGCCGCCAACAGAAATATAATCTACGTTATCAGGTAAATCAAATTTGAAACTAGAAATTACTACGGGAACGTTTCTTAAAACATAATCACCGTATGCTTCTAATCTGCAAACTGGTGGCGGACTTCCTGCATTAGAATCTTTGCCCCAACGCATCTTAGTTAATGATCTTAACAAATGAACGATTCCTAACCACACTTTACCTTCTTTTTCATTTTGAACTGTAAATTTTGCACTAATACTAATTTGTCCAACTTGGCTGCTTTTAAAGTAATACTGTGTATAGTTACTGTGTACAGGGTTCACTGAACCGTACTGTGCTTGATTATCATAACTAATGGTAGGAGTATAAGGAAAAAGTATTCCTCCAAAGTCATTTAGAATTTTACCTGGGCCAGCAGCCGGTCCTTTAAGATAAGATTGCGGTACTCTTAATATAGCTCTAAGATCTTTTGTTTCTGCCCATTCTGCAGAAGCTTTTGTTACCGACATAGATCGTTCTGCACCAACTGGAACCCCACTCCTGGTTTCTTTTGAATTAGTTTCATCTGTTGAGTCAGCCGGTGCATATCGTTCTGACAAATCAAAATCATCAGTTGCTTCTGACTCTTCACTGTCTGACAATAGGAAAGGATCTTCGTTAGGTGTATTATTAGGATCTGCGTACTTGGCTTCAGTTTCTGCATCTGATTCAGATTCGTTTACTAAATCAGGGTCTGTTATTTTAATAGTTGCAGTTGGGTCTGCTGCATTGTCGAGCACTTCTTGGTCTCGAATTTCTTTATCTTCTAATTCACTAACTTCAGTGTAGGCTGATTTTGTTTCATCAAATCTAGACTCTGCATCTTTTCTTTCTGCTTCAGCCGCTTGTTTGCCTTCTAAAGCTGCGGCAACTTCAGTTTTAGATAATTCAGCATCTGCGGCCAGTTGCTCTTTTTCCGCAGTTAATTCTTGAATCCTGGCTGCGTTTCTAGCACGTTGTTCCTCTGATATGTCTGTTCTTTGATTTTGTCTTTCTAAGAATCGAGTAGTGCTTTCATTTTGAAAAACTTTACCGTCTGCACGAGTTTGATTCTGTAAGGAGGTTTCTATCGCTTGAGAAGACCTAGCCGAAGCTTGGCGAGTTTCATTTACTTTGTCCTGTGCATCTTCTGCCAACGTCTTAGCATAGGCGGTGCCAGTTTTCATCTGATCAGTTGTGGGCAATCCATTTGCAGTATTCCAAGCATCAAATTCTGCTTTGGTAACTTCTAATAGTTCGCCAGACGGTAGTACTCTCCACGGCATCGTAATATCTCCTATAGTGTATTTAACCCAATAAATAAAACACCATTTTAATGGTTGACCGAAGTGTAGTTAAAATGCTACACTTAACAAAAGGAGACAATCAATAGATGTCCATAACAATATCACCCACTGGTCGCAAAGTCCGGTATCTTAATAATAAAGATTTATTAGCAGAAATTCATAAAAGTAAGAATACTTTTTCAAGTTTTACCAGTCCAGAATACAGTCAGCATGATTTAATTGTACCAAGTGTTGACAAGATTAATATTCGAACAGCAGCAGAAGCAAAAAGAAATCGTGCAAAACGATTGGGAATTATTGCATTTACCCAAGCAAGAATTGCCGGGGATAAGAAAATAAAGTTAGCAGAATGCACTCCTGATTACAAAACTATTCCAAAATTAGATCTAGTGTTTAGGGTAATGACTTTTGACCACATTCCTACTGCACCTGGTCGTAAGAAAACAGTTAAAAGCACAGCAGATGCCCATGACAAGATTAACTTCCCTCCGTTTCAGCATTGGAAGTATAATGAAAACGACGAATTAGTATGTGTTGGTAAAAGTCATTGGAAAGGTCCAGTAGACTCCGGAGTGTTTTCAAAGGATCACGGTCGTATTACAGAAGATCTTGGTAAAATGTTTATTAAGTTAAGCGAACGCTATGCACAAAGATCTAACTGGCGTGGGTATACTTACAACGAAGAAATGCGTGGGCAAGCAATCCTACAGTTATCACAGATTGGTTTACAGTTTGACGAATCAAAGTCTGAAAATCCCTTTGCTTACTATACTGCCGCAGTAACTAACAGCTTTACTAGAGTGCTTAATATCGAAAAGAAAATGCAAAACATTCGAGACGATATGTTAGAAGTTAACGGGTTAACACCTAGCTCAACTCGACAATACCGAGACGAGTTTGCCGAAGAGACTGCACGTCAAGCAGAGTTGTATAAGCATTTTAGACAGCCGAAATCAGAAGAACCGGACATCGAAGAAGAAGAAGGGGCTTGATCTGCATAACAATAACCTGCTATACTATCAAGTAGGAGACTCACATTAATGCAGTTATTCAAGAAAGTTGCATGTTTCACAGACATACATTTCGGACTCAAGTCCAACAGTGCTACACACAATCAAGATTGTGAAGACTTTGTAGATTGGTTTATTGCAGAAGCTAAGAAAGAAGGGTGTGAAACCTGTATCTTTCTTGGCGACTGGCATCATAATCGTAATTCGATTAATCTAATCACCCTAGACACATCTATGCGTTGCTTGGAAAAGCTAGGTGCTGCCTTTGAGCAGTTCTTTTGGTTTCCAGGCAATCATGATTTGTTCTATAAAGATAAACGTGACATTCATAGTTCAGCATTTGGAAGACATATTCCAGGCGTCACTGTGGTCGAAAAAGTAACTACCATAGGTGATGTGACCTTAGTACCGTGGTTGGTAGGTGACGAATGGAAGACTATTAGTCAAGTTAAAAGCAAATACATGTTTGGGCACTTTGAATTGCCATTGTTCTACATGAACGCAATGGTGCAGATGCCAGATCACGGTGAGCTAAAGGCAGAACATTTCAAACATCAAGACTATGTATTCAGCGGTCACTTCCATAAACGCCAACAGCGTGATAAAATTGTCTATATCGGCAATGCTTTTCCGCATAATTTCTCAGACACATGGGATGACGATAGAGGTATGATGTTTATGTCTTGGGGAGGAAAGCCAGAATTTAGACTTTGGCCAGATGCTCCTAAGTTCCGTAGCTTGAAACTTAGCAGATTGTTAGACGAAAAAGACACGTTGATGAAGAGTAAGATGTACTTAAAAGTCAATCTTGATATCGACATCAGCTTTGAAGAAGCAAATTTCATTAAAGAAACATTTGTTACAGAACACGATATTCGAGAAATTAGTCTAATTCAAGATAAAGATAATATCGATACTGTAGTTGACGAGGCGGCAGATTCAAAGTTTGAAAGCGTCGATCAAATTGTAACTGAACAACTTGTTGCCATCGAAAGCGATGCGTTCGACAAAAAGGTTCTACTTGATATCTATAATAATCTATAATGTTTAAAATTAAAAATATAACTGTTAAAAACTTCTTAAGTGTAGGGAATCAAACGCAGGCTGTTGATTTCGACAAAGAAGCACTAACGCTGGTACTAGGAGAGAACGTCGATCTCGGCGGCGATGATAGCGGGTCACGTAACGGAACTGGCAAAACTACAATGATCAATGCATTGAGTTACGCATTGTACGGTAATGCACTTACAAACATTAAGAAAGAAAACTTAATTAATAAGACTAACGCTAAACATATGTTAGTCACAGTAGAGTTTGATGCAAACGGTCAGAGTTTTAAAATCGAAAGAGGTCGTAAACCTAATGTACTAAAGTTCTTTGTTAATAATCAAGAGCAAAAAACCAAAGACGATGACGATAGTCAGGGCGATAGTAGAGAAACTCAGAAAGCAATTGAAGAATTACTAGGCATGAGTCATACTATGTTTAAGCACTTAGTTGCCCTAAATACTTACACCGAGCCTTTTTTAAGTATGAAGGCTGCTGATCAACGAGAAGTTATTGAACAACTACTAGGTATTACTTTGCTTTCTGAAAAAGCAGAGAGACTAAAAGCAGAAGTTAAAGTTGTTAAAGATTCTATTCAATCAGAAACATATAAAATTGAAGGTATTAAGACTGCAAACGAAAATGTTCAGAAAAGTATTGATAGTTTAATCATTAAAAGTTCCGCATGGGGTAACAAATACACCAGTGAATTAGAAAGTCTCGGTAAAGCTATTCTAAATTTAGAAGCTGTAGACATTGAAGCTGAACTAATTGCCCATGTAAATTTAAAACTGTGGCATGAAAATGACTTACGAGTTCGTAACTTAAACAAACAAAGAGCTACTTTAGAATCAGCAGTCGGGCAAGCACAAAAAGCCAGAGACAAATATCTACGCGAAGTTGAGTCTTTAGAAAGCAAAACGTGTCCGGCATGTGAACAAGAACTACACGATCACAAACACGAAGAGATGTCTGCATCTGCTGTACAACATCTAGCAGACGCACAAGCATACTTTGATAAAGTTACTAGCGATTTAGAAAAAATCTTAGCTGAGATTGGTAACGGAGAGACTCTGCACAAGCCTAACACATTTTACGATACTGAAGCAGAAGCATTAGGGCATAAGAACAATCTAGCAACATTAGAACGTGCTTTAGAAGCTAAAGCTGAAGAAGCAAATCCTTATGACGAACAAATTGCAGAATTAAAGAAAACTGCTATCCAAGCAATTGACTGGTCTACTGTTAACGAGCTGTCAAAGTTAAAAGACCATCAAGAATTTTTGTTAAAGTTGTTAACAAACAAGGATAGCTTTATTCGTAAGAAGATTATTGATCAAAATTTAGCACATTTGAATAAGCGTCTAAGCTATTATATCAGTAAGATGGGATTGCCGCACCAAGTAGTGTTCCAGAACGATTTAAATGTCGAAATTACACAGCTAGGACAGGACTTAGACTTCGATAATCTCAGTAGAGGTGAACGAAATAGACTCATATTAAGTCTAAGTTGGGCATTCCGCGATGTATGGGAAAACCTATATCAACACATTAATCTACTATTCATTGACGAATTGATCGACGCAGGCATGGATGCAGCAGGCGTAGAGTCAGGATTAGCTGTTCTAAAGAAGATGGCACGTGAAAGAAATAAGAATATATACTTGATCTCTCACAAAGATGAGCTAGTAGGACGAGTAAACAACGTCTTAAAAGTTATTAAAGAGAATGGTTTTACCTCTTACTCAAATAATGTCGACTACATAGAAGCATAATGCTAAACAAGTACACAGAACTATACAAGCAGGTTGTAAATGATCTAGTAACCATGCATAATGCTAATATGCATTTGCAAAAGAAGCCGAATCAAACATCTGCGTTGAAAGTTAGGCATGCAATTATAGCTTTAGAAAATGATCTTAATCAACTTCGAAAAGCTGTAATGCAGTTTCAAAGAGACCATAAGGTGTATTTGAAAGGCCAAAGACTTGAGTACAAGGCTTCACTCAAGGCAAAGAAAGAAGCAAAAGCTAGAAGAAAAGAACTTAAGGAAAAACAAAATGTCAACACAAAATGAACTACAAGCTGCATTTGATGCATACATGGCAGAAGATGCAAAGTTTACAGCAGGCAACAGTGCTGCCGGTACTCGTGCTCGCAAGGCATTAGCCGAAATGGGCAAGGCTGTAAAGGCACGCCGCAACGAAATTACTGCTGAAAAGAATGCTCGCAAGGAAGCTAAGGCAGCAAAGTAATTGAACAACTGGACTTATCAGAGTGCTGAAGTCTCAGAATTACCTGAAGACTGTATTGGTTTTGTATATTGCATTACTAATACAGTCACAGGTCGCCGTTATATCGGCAAAAAGTTAGCAAAATTTAGTAAAACGACCTACAAGACTGTAAAGTTAAAGAACGGCACTAAGAAGAAAAAGAAAATTAGAAGTAAAATTGACAGCGACTGGCAGGAATACTACGGGTCCAGCGTTGAACTATCTAAAGACATAGACGCTTTAGGCAAAGAAAAATTCACCCGCGAAATATTACATTACTGTAAAAGCAAAGCAGAAACATCTTACGTTGAGGCCCGAGAACAATTCGACCGCAAAGTATTAGAATCCGACGATTATTACAACGGGCATATACAAGTCCGTGTACATGG